GTACAAGTTTAGATTGATCTATCTGTTGGTAAACAGGAATTTCTTTACTTGCTGTCCAAGTGCTATCAGATGGATACATGGCTTCTGTTACATTGCCTTCACTATCTGTCTGGTCAGATTTCCCCTCAATCCAATATTCCTCTGTGACATCTTCTTGAATAACATTGCCGAAAGAGTTTAACACTGTATTTGTAATAGTTTTGGTTTGGTCTTTTTCATTGAAAACTGCTTCTGGAACAACTACGGCTGCTTCGTGTGCCATAAACCCATCTACTAAAGTATTAGTATCGTCTGCAATCCAGTTAAACCTTGCAGGCTTGAGTTTCTTTAAACGTGTGGTTGCATCCCATGTATATTCTACGTTTTCTTTTAAGCGGTAGTCAGATGATGTGTTAAAAGCTGTAGCACTTGCTGTCGATTTAATCGTTCCAACTTCTGAACCTGCTCCGTTTTGAAACTGAATCATTGTAGCAGTATTAGATTCTGTTGCCCTAGTATGACCAAGTTGCATTAACGGAACATCAGACAAATCTTGATAAAAGAAACCTGCAACAGTAACATTTCCAGTTCGTACATCCAATCTTCTAACAACACCAGTTGTTCCAATAGAAACTCGTTGAGCATGGTTAATTTGCATTGCTTGAGTAACAGCGGTGTTGCCAGGATTTGTAAAAAACCTTATCATTCCAGGCATATCATTAGATCCTGGAGCTCCATCTGCACCATCTATTGAAAAACGTATTTCTGTTGCTGGATTTAACAGATCAGTGCCATCTGCACCTACAGAAATTATGTGTCCAGTTACGTCACCATTTGCAACTGCTGTAGTTGCACCTGTAGCAGTGCCTCTAGTTTTACCGAAAATAAGATATGGACCACCAGAGTCATTTGAGTGACGGGTTACGCTTTGAGCAGACCCTGTTGAGCCTATTCCTTGAATTTGAAAACCAGTACCTTGACTTAAATATACGGCTTGGTTTGAACCTGCACCAATATGAACTGAATCATTACCACCATCAACAAAAAATTGGTTTGCGTTGCCGTTTGACTCAACACGGAAGTCTACGTCAGTACTATCTTCATTAAATACTGCACCACCTTCAACATCAATTCCACCAACAAGAACTTCTACTTTACCTGCATTTGTAATCTTTAAATGTTCAGTTCCATTTGTGTACATTCTAATATCTGCGTTTTCACGCTGAATCATATAAGTATGTAAATCATCTGCACCACCTGCTGATACCCCAAGGGTAAAACCATCACCAGAAGCTGAACCTGTTTCATTGCTCGTTAAATGAATGTTGCTATCTGTATTATCAGTTGTCATATGAACATGAAATGGACTTCTAGTAGGTGTGGCTATCCCAACTCCAACAGAGTTATCACCACCATTTACAACTAGCATGTTCGCATTGCCATTTGACTCAACACGGAAGTCTCTGTCTACACTGCTCTCATTAAATGTAGTCTCTGTTGGCATAATTACTATGGCATTGTTAACTGACCCTCCGTTTATACAAGTAAATGTAACAGAGCTATCTTCTGTTCCATTTGAAGCATCCTCAATAAAGACTTGTATTTGGGCTGCTGTAAAGTCTTCACCATTATCATTTTTACCATCAAATGTAATTTGTCCTAATCTATCCACATCAGCAGGACTAGCAGAGTTTCTATACATTCGTAAGTTAGGACCTACATTTGCATCCGCATCTGTAGAAACAAGAGTTAACTGTGCAGTGTTATCCGCAGTTGTAATCGTTGAGCCATCGTTAGCAGCAAACCCACCGTTAAACACAGTCGCAGCCGTGGTGGTCAGGACGCCTGTTACGCCTAATATACCACCAATCGCTACATCATCCGTAACCGTCAGATCGTCTTGAACCTTGAGATCAACAACATTTAAAGAAGCAAAAGCATCTACAACAGCAGCACCAGATCCTGCACCATCTAAGTAAACAGCTTTGGTATCTCCTGGTGGGATAGTAATCGTTGCACCAGACCCTTGTTTAATAATAATGTTCTGAGAACCAGAAGTGCCGTTTTCAATAAAATGCACCCTAGATAAAGTGTTAGGAGCTATAGTAATAGTACAATCGGAATCTAATGTTCCTGTGTATTTAATAAACATTGAACGAGCAGGGTCTGTGGCTCCATCAGCAACTGTAGAAGTATGCGTGTCTGCATTTGTTGTTATGGCTTCTGTGCCAAAACTTAGTCCTTCTGCAATAAGTTCTAGGTTCGTGTTGGTCGTATCCCCCCACGTTCCTGATTGTTCGCCTGACCCAATTTCTTCTAACCGTAAGTCATTTGTATATACGCTTGCCATGTTTTTATCTCCTTATGCTGCTACATCTATCCAAGAAGGGGTCTGACTTGGTGATATTGCACTAAAATTCGGAGTCTGACTAGGTAAAACTTGACCCCACACTACAGGAAAGTCTGTTATAGCGGTCACTAACCCAGTTGCACTTACTCCTGTTACTTCTATATTTGCTTCTCCACTAGAATCAACTGTTGCACTGTTTACAGATGCTGTGACACTAAACCCTACGATCGTAGTAAAGACGTTACCCACTGCAGAAGTTCCTGCAACGCCTGTAACAAACGCTTTGTCACCTCTTGTTGTAGAAATTGTTCCGATAGCAGAAGTTCCTGCAACGCCTGTAACAGAAACATTTGCTAACCCTACTACTGTTACTGAGCCAACCGCAGAAGTTCCTGCAACGCCTGTAACAGAAACATTAGCATCACCAGTAACCCCTACTGCTGTTGAATTTACGGATGCTGTTGCAGTAAGTGCAAAAGCAGGACTAGTATTCCAAGTGCTTGTGTTCCAAGCTCTTTGAGCACTATTCCAACCTATAAACCCTACGGAAGTAGACACTAGGCTATCCTAATAATCGCATTACTCGCATCAGCCGTAGGGAACACTATGGTAAAATCACCAGAACTTGCTGCTTTATCTGCACCAAAATCTAGTACAGCTACCGAAGGATCGCCACTAGCAGCTTCGTTAAAAATTAAAGCTCCTCGCACTGCCGAGATTGTTACAGTGCTAAATACTTCATCTGTAAAATCAGTTAAAGCTGTTGTTCCACTAGCCACGGGAGTTACACTCGTTAAAAAATTTCCTTTAGCTGTGTAGTTCGTACCACTAATCTCGTTACTAGAGGTGTACGCTGTTGTTGCTGCATTAAAACTTGCACTATTGTCATATAGAGCAATTTTAAACTGATCACTTGCCCCTGTGAAATTGTGAACACCCTTCATTAGTTCAACTTTGAACGAGGTGCATAAAAAATTGCCGCTAAAAGCCATCTACATTCTCCTTATATATTCTGCAAGTTTCAAGTTTCCAGAATCTTTTATCGCATTATATACAGTAGTTCTATCACTTTTGATAGCCTGTTTCATATACACTTCGATAATTTTTTCCATTTCTTTTCGATAGGCATAAGCCTGATCTCGTATTGCAGGAGGAGCATTGTCAGATATACCTATAATCTTATTAACACATCGCATCGCTGTTTCTTCTGGGGTAAACCCTCTATTGTCTGTTGTTTGAACGCCTACTGAACCAACTGTAACTCCTATAGACTCTGTCAACATTATGTCCTAGCCTTTCTTATAGGTCCTGATACATATTCATCCGTTACTTCTTTAGCTTCGCCTAAGTTTTTAAGTCTTGCAAGAGCTTCCGCAAAACGTGAGTTATACATATTCATGACATCTTGTTCACCTTTCATATAAGTATAACACTCAATTAATCCTCCGTAAAGTAGAGCAAGTTCACCATTTTCACTAATCCAAGAAATAGTAGAGTCTAACCCTATGCTAGATAACGTGCCTGTTGCTCCGCTAGAGCTTCCTGTAATAGTTTCACCAACAGTAAAATCACCGCTAGGAATTTGCACAGTAAGCAAGGTAGAGGAGGGTACGGCACTGACATCACTTGTTTCTCCACTTGTACCTCCTGTTATAGTGTCACTCGTTGTAAACGTACCTGAAACAGAAGTCAAAGTAAGTTGGAACAAACTTTGTGTTAAACTCGTAGGGCGATAAAAATAACTCAGATTTACTGTGTATCCACTATCAGGAGTAGGAGCTATAAGAAAATGATCTACATCAAACTGTGCGTAATACTTAGGAGTTCCTGTAGTTGCCGAGTTAGGGTTGTATGATTGCACAAACTCCAACTCCTTAAACTGCAAATACTCAAAATTGCTACTGTTTGTAATTGTTAAAGAGTTAGAAGCTAAGAAATCAGAAGGGCAAGCTAAAAACTGATTGCTTGCACTCATATTACCCGAAGCGTTCTTTTCAAAAACGCTTAATTGTACTGCCTTCAATATACGCTCTTCTGCAAGCCTAATAAACAACGGCAAGTTAGACACAAAAGAAGTTTCATCGTTTTGCGTGTAATCTTTTAAAGCTGACTTTAATGTTGAATATGTAAAACTCATGACGTTGTTACCTCCACTTTCCCTATAGAGCTAATTGCTTGTGTTGATGTGTCAGTAAAAAGAGGAAAGGTGTTTTGTCCCACAGGTATTTCGACAGGTTCTTTCCTATCAGGGCGAGGATGCCATAACGCTTCTGGTTCAAACGGAACAGAACGAGGTGTAAGTTGTGGGTGTTTCGGTTCATAACACTCAGGACAAACTCTCAAACCTGTCCATTCTTTTCGCAAAGAATGATAGTCGTACTGTTGACCGCAACGGTCACAGAGGGCTAGAGCATATTGTCCTGTTGCAAATTTCATCTTATAAACGAATAATAATCTCTACTTGGGGTTAATGTTAAACTGGCTCGGTCACGATCTTCCGCAGCAGCTCTCTCAAATTCTTCCTCATATACAGCTTTCAATAGTTGTACTCGATTAGGTGCTTTTTTCAAACTGATATAGTACGCTAACCCTGCTGCTAAACAAGGATAAAATCTAAACGGCACATCTATTGTATTCTGTGGGTTATCAGCATCATCAATTCTTACAAGCCTGTCAAATACAAGAGTATATGTTGTTGCATCAGGAGTTCCCCACAGTTTTACAACAGGCGTGATTTGCCTATCTATATAGAACTGCGAAGGTCTTGATGTTGTTCTTTTGCTCGGGATATTAATAAAAGTGTCACGGCTAATTCTACTTATAGAAATATCTGATTGAGTTGAAGCACCTACGTTTTGTCTTATGACAGCAGACAAAATATCTATTGTGCTTCTTACGTTAGAAAAGTCTACCGCAGAAGTTACAGTTGTAGAAGCACCACTTGTTCCACCTGCAATAGTTTCTCCCGCAACAAATGTCCCTGAAGGTATAGTTATAGCAAAAACAGTAGCAGAAGTAGCACTTGTTATTGAAGCAGTAGCACCACTTGTTACACCTGTAATATTTTCACCCTCAATAAAAGAGTTAACAGTGCCTACAGTCATAGTTAAAATTCCTGCAGGATAATCAGCAATACCTGTAACTAAAGGTAAAGATACTTGCTCAATCGTCCAACGATTTAATCCTCGATTTGCCCAGTCTGCAAAAAGTAAATTTAAAGAACGTCTCGCTGTTTTTAAATCATACCCTGTAGATACAATTAAACCACAACGCTCAAACGCTTCTTCAACATACTCTGCTACATCTGGTTCAAAATCAACTGATCCTGAGACTGCCATAATTTATCCTTTAACTGTAAGGTCCTTTTATAACTTTACCGCCTTTTTTCATACCTTTAGGCTTCATCATTTTTCCACCCATGCTCATTCCTTTAGGCTTCATAGCCTTACCACCCATTTTCATACCTTTGGGCTTCATAGTCTTACCACCCATTTTCATACCTTTGGGCTTCATAGCCTTACCACCGTTCTTCATACCTTTGGGTTTCTTTTTCATTTTTGTATCCTTTTTCATAAGTTTAAAATCTCCACTGTCAATTTTATCGTTATTATTACGATCTAGTTTCTTTTGTTTTCCTACAAGTTTTTTAGCCATCGTTATCCTCCTGATTATAAAGATTATCAAAAACTCTATTCACGTCTAGTGTATAGTCTAAATCCGACTTTGAATAGTGTATATGTTGAGATGGTCTAAAATCAGGAGCACCTTCTCCTGTTGCAAACCATGCAGGGTGAGTTACTCTAACCCTGTTATTTGGCAATGCCACAATATTCCCTGTCCAAATACCTGCATCTAGTAACTGCAAAACGTGTGATTGTTTATGCTGTGCAGGGTCATCAGCTATTTCACTATCAGTGTAATCTACTGTAAACATATACTTTGCAGGGAAAAACTCGCCATTTATTTTTGCTAACCAAGGACAAGGCGTCGTTCTGTCCATAACATACACTGCATGATTATGTGAAGAACAATCCCAAGGCTGAGCATCGTATGTTTCCATAGGGTGTGACCATTCCTCTAAAGGAACATCGCCTAACAATCCAGTTATAGGCATCCTTGCCCACATAGCACCACCATGAACAGTATCTTCTGGCTCGCCTTCTGCTTCGTTCCCTGTAAATATAACTTGGAAACTTAAACACCTGTTGGGAATAGTCGTAACAGCGACAGCCATAGCGTGTAAAAACTCTCCATGATATTTCTCGTGGTTATGAGTGTATTCTTTTCGCACCCAACACTTAAAATAAGGAATGTTACTTTGCAGATAGCTCATGTTGTTTTCTTGCCTTTTAATAAGTCGGCATCTGCTTTCCTAGCTCCACCTTTTCCAGTTACGAAACTTTTAACTCTTCCCATTGCCCACGCATGAGAAGAAGTTTTCGGTCTGCTACCAGAAGAGTAATATGCACCAAGACCTCTTTTATAAACTGAATCTAATTTACTTTTAGAAAATTTACCTGCTCCAGGAATAGAAGAATATTTACCTTTTTTCTTGGGGGTTTTTGTTTCTGCCATTAACTTTTACTCCTTTGTTTGCTTATTTTATCCATCATAGTAGGAGTTAATTTGCCTTTTTTATAAAGACTAGCAGTTCTTTTTATTTCTGTTTCTCTTGCTTTAGGATTTTTTGCACCTTGCAAGTATACTTTAGGGACACCTTTTTTGGTTTTAGCAACTTTTTTAAATTTCCTTGTCACTATTTTCTCCTCGCATCCTTTAAATTAGCTTTTGTTGGAGCTCCTTTAGATCCTGGTTTTCTCATCTTTTCACCAGATCCTGCTTTTATCCGTTTTCTTTTAGCGTGAATGTTCTCCCATAAACCTCCGTTTTTCATGCCTCTTGGTTTCTTTTTCTTAGAAGTTTCAATTTGTTTTCTCATTTGACCACGAGTAATTGTCATGAAAATATCTTTTCTAAAACAGCAGCACCAACAATCAAAGCAGCTATACCCCACATACGCATATCTAATTTGTCTAGACCTTTTTCGATCTTTGCGTATCTACGGTTGCATTCTTCTTCATGTTTTTCTAATAAGGCTAACATTTCTTTTACTGTCATTTTACCACGCTTTGCACGACCAATATCGAGCACTAAATTTATCTTTAGCTGTATCGCAATTATGTCTTGCTCTGAAACTTTTTCTTCTAGCAGGTATATCTTTTTTAATAGACATATTCTGGTCGCCAAAACGGACGAGTTTTATCTCGCTGCCTTTTTTAGCTAAAACGGCTGACTTTTTTTTGGCACTCGGTGTTTTTTTAGGCTTGTTAAATCCTGCAAAACTTTCACCTCTGTAAACAACTCTACCTGAAGCTGTTCGTTTTACATCTTTAGTAGTAGCCATAACAACTCCTGCGTATTAAACCCCTATGCGTGAAAAATATTCATTAATGAAACAGTCGCAACGGTATACGCCACAGCCAATCCATCTTTAAACAACAGTCCTTCGTCAGGAATAGTGTTATCTACCGTAGCATGGTCTGTGCCAATAGTTTGAGCTTTAAAAACAATAGAACCGTTTTCTGGTGTTCCATTATAAAAATCAACCAACCCTGCTGTTCCTGCAGATACAATAGAAGTTCCTACAAGCCGAACTCTTCCACCTCCTCCTGCTGCTTTTGCACACAAACTTCCTGAGCCTACTGTGATATTTGCAGCATACTTAGCTGAGCATTCAACTCCACTAACTGTTAAAAATAATTTGGTTC